ATTGCAAATCGTAAAATCTACCCTCTACTAAAGCAAAGGTGTGTGATAGGTTTAAGTAATCCCCACTTTGTGTAAGGGTTACGTCAGTTGTGGTAGATACATTAGTAGTGTCATCCGTTAGTATAAGCGTAGCACTTGTACTATACAATCTAGGTATAAACTCTATTGTTTGCGAACTTGTACTTGTAGTAAGTATCTTCATATAAGTATAACGCTAAAAATTGAGAATTTGTAATAAAAAAAGAGGGATGCTATTGCACCCCCCTCTATCATAATTAAAACAAGAATTATTTACTCTCCTTTAGCAAATATACAAAAAATATATTAAGCAGGAGTAATTGGTGTAGTAGCACTTTCATCAGGTGCTGTTGCAAAGAATGGTGGATTAACCTCACTTGCTGTTGCTGTAAGAGTAAACCCTTGTAAATCCCCTGCTGCTGCTCCTGTTACAATAGTACCACCTGTAACCTCTGCACCGTTGTCTTTTCCTACGAGTAAGTACTTTGTAGTACCTGTACCGTCAGGATATAGTTCAACAACATAGTGCGCTCTACCTCTGTTTAAGAGTTTTATTTCTTCTTGTGTCGCTACATCTAGGTTTTGAAAAGTAATATTAAGAGTACTTTCATAAAAAGTAGTTCCATTTTCTCTACTTGATGTTACGCTTGTTTCTAAAGATGTTTGACCACCTTTTACTTCAAACTTAAAAAATTCAGCACTAGCATCTGTTGGTAAAGTTACCGTTCCTGAAGAAGGGCTTAACGCTGCTACTACTGTACTATAATCAAGGATGAATACATTTTTGATACCTGCATAAGCTGTTTTGCAGCCTATACCTCTACCTTTTGTTATTGCACAACTCATATTTATTTATTTATTAAAAAAGGGCAGGTAGGTACACACCTAGCCCACCCCTTTTATGTTAGTTAATTATTAAGCGTAAAGTACTACGTCAGAACCTACACCTATCTGTACACCTGCTGTATAGCGCATTACTACACGTACATTCTGTGAACCGTCTAGGTCAGCCATATCGATAACTTTAACTTCGTTGCGGTCATCTAGTAAACCTGTACCAAAGAACAAGTTAGATGCTTGTGCAGCTACAATTGTGTTATCTCCTAGTCCACCTGTTGCGAACAATTTGATACCTTGAAAGTTCATCTCTGTTTGACCTACGTTATATAATTCTCTATAACCTAGTGCAGCTTGTGCAGCGATATACTTTTTAGCTACGTGCTGTGAAATATAGATAGTTAAATCTTCTTTTCCATATACACCGCTTGGAATAGCATCTACAACCTTTGCAAGTTCGTCAATTACGTTACCTGCTGTAATAGTTGTACCTACTACGTCTACTACATCTGTGTCAGCAGCAGCAAGAGTAACAAGTCCATCAAAAGAACCTTCTCCTGCACTACCTGACCAAATAGATGTTTCAGTTGCGTTAGCTACTTCTGCAGCAACTCTAGCGATAACATAGTCAGAAAATAAAGGTGGTAATTGGTCAAAAGCACTAAAGCCCATTTGAGCAGCCTCCCAATCTGAATGTAATTCTTTTTTGCAAATTTGCAAATTTACTTGTAATTCAGCAGGAGTAAGTACTTTCTCTGTTAGTGTCAAAGTAGATGTGCTATCGTCAAAATCGCAATCTGCTGAACGTACTAAATCAGAAAACGCTCCTACTTTCATAGCAGCTTTATATTTAATGTTAGGAAGGATTGATACAGCACCTTCGTCTAGTGTTTTAGCGGATAACAAGGCAGCACCTAAATACTTACCTGCAAACTCTCCACTATAACTTGAATTTGTAATCGTTGGGTTTGGCATTTTATTTATTTTTAGTTGTTAATTTTAGACATTATCTTATCAAGTGTGCTTGGTTTTCTATTTTGCGCAAACTTAACTCCGATATTGTTATTTTTTTGTTCAGGATTATGAGCAATCGGTTCAGCAGCAGGTTCAGATAATTCCTCTTTTACTTCTGTCGGTAATTCCTCTGATAATTCTACTTCTTTTTCTTCGCTCATTTCTTCTTTCTTCATATCCTCAATCATAGCTTTGATTTCAGATACTGCTTCTGCTAGTTCTTCTTTAGTAACATAGCCTAAATCTTCTTCAGCTTCTACTTCTTCTTCAGCAGGTGCTTCTTCCTCATCTAGGTCTTTGATTTCAGCAATAATGCCTTCTTCTGCTACTACTAGCATCTTACCGTCTTCCATAGTATAATCGCCAACAGGCAGTGCTACTTTTTCATCTTCGGTAATTATAAATATTTCGTTTCCTGCTTCAAACGCTTCTGCTTCTAAAACAGTACCGTTTTCTAGCTTTGCAGTTGCTAGTTCTACCTTCTCTTGTGATTGCTCAACATCCTTTACAATGTCAGCAGTTTCTTCACCAAGAAAAGTTTTAATCTTATTTAACATTTCGGTTGCTTTCATATAACTATAACTATTTATTTTACTTATTTTACATTTTTAGATTTTACCAATGCCTTGATTGATTAGTTTACCTTTACAGCATTTTGTACTGTAAGTGTTTTTGTCAGCACATAAACATCCACGTTTACTGCTTTTAGGACTTGTGCGTGATACTGTTAAATTCTTCATCCTTGCCCTCTGTATTTTTTCTTATAATTTTTACTACCCTTTATGCTACTCATTTTAGTTTTAGCGTGTACACCCTTTCTGCGTATCTTGGTCTTTACAAAAGATGTTACTATTTGTTTAGCCATTACTTAATAGGTATGCAATTAGGTACTAACTTACCATCCTTCTCTTTCATTCCGTATTGTCTATAACCTGTTGTGCAAGGCTTTTCTAATTTGTGCTGCTCACAAGGCATAAACCAAGTTTTACCTTCATACTCGTGTTCGTGGTAACTCTCACAACCTATATCCTGTGCTGCTTTTATTGCTAGTTCTTTAGTTGCGTAAGCTAGTCTATCATCTATAATAGCCATAGTATCGCTAACTACTTCACTCGCTAACTCTAACAACCCTAATTCTTTTAGTTTGCTTTCTGACCATCTCTTAGCAGCTTTACCACCCCACAGCAAGTAGGATATAGTACCACACGCTTTAGTATCTCCTTCATCATAATACTCCTCTGCTCTTGACAAATAGGAGTACATACGTTTAATAGTGTTTTCGCTAATAGGTTTCCCTTGTGCTAATTGTTGCGCCCTTATCTTACCTACGTCAGTTGCACACTTATTGTTTATTTCTTTATTTAGGTCTATACCTCTTTGTGCGTTATTCTTTACAGCATCAGGATAGTCTGAATAGCTTTCTAGTTCTTCTTTCTTACCGTCTTTGTAGCGTTTGTCATCTCTTACAATTCTACGAATATAAGATAGCATCTCCTCTGCTTCTTCTTCTTCAAAGTCATTTAAAGGCTCTTTAGGTCTTTCCATCTTGTCAATGAAATACCCCTCTATTGAGAAACCACGCACTTTTTTCGTTTTCACATACGTTTCCCAAACTTCGTCATTATTTACTTTGACTACACCCATCCAAGTACCCACAGGCACGTTTAAACCATACTTCCTAGACTTGTCGTGTGTTTCATCTTCTACTAGCCAACTCTCTACTAGCGTAAGCCCATTTAAGCTGTGTTGGTGTTCTAGTGTGCTGTTGTTTTGATTGCCTTTCATAAGGTACATTTCAGCAGCCTTACGGATAGTGTCTTTAGAGAAGTAAATATAATATTCATCTTCTCCTTTACGTCTGTATATAGGTTTGTTAGGAATAAGCAAAGCACCTACTAATAGTTGTTTATCTATTTGTGCTAGTTGTACTTCTTCGTTTTTTAGTGCAACAAAATCTTCTTCAATAGCAGGGTTTTCTACAATAGAGATAGCTTCAATACCCTCTACACTATTTTCATCTAAAATAAGTTCAACTATCCTCATATAACTATAACGTTTATTTTTTATATTTTACTATATTGATGCGCCCTCTACTATATTACGGTCTAAACTTTGTGCAGTTGTTACGTCTTGTGATGTTACAAACGCTTTTACAGGTCTTTCATTTTGTCCTGCTATTGTTTCTGCTAATTGGTTTGTACCCCCTGCTCCTACTATGTTAAATGCAGGTGGTGCAGATGTAGGTGCGCTTGGTTTTGATATGGTTGTACTTCCACCGCCACCGCCACCTAAACTACTAGCTACTGACTTACTTTTGCTAACTGCACTTGATATTGCTTTTATAATTCCTGCTGCTTGTAAAGCATAGCCAATAAGCATAGGTATATTTTGTGGAAAACCTATTTTAGCTGTTTCAGCAGTACCTGCTGCTACCGAAGCTGCTGAACGTGATGCAACTAAACTAGAAAACGTAATTGTTTTTTTAGCTTCATTGACCATCTCTTGTACTGCTAGTAACTGTTTGGCTATAAGGGCTGCTTTACCTGCTGCTGTTTCTGCGCCAAATAAACTGATGGCTGCATCTACTGCTTGTGCCTTTGATTGTGTAAGCATAGCATCTGTTTGTTGCTGACCTGCTACAATACGTGCATCTCTTTCTTCTTTTTCTTTTAGTTGCGTTTCTTCTCTCTCTTTATCTTCTGCTGCAATTCTATCTTTACGCTCTTTTTCTGCTGCATCTTCTTCTGCTTGTATGGCTTTTTCAGCAGCAGCTTGTTCAGCTTTTAATGCTATTGTTTGCGAAGTAACTTCTTTTTGTTTAGCTAACTTTGCAGTTTCTAATTGTATAACTTGTGCTTTTAATTCAGCTTCTTCAAGTAAATCCTCTTTTGTAGATTTAGATAAAGAGTTTTCTTGCTCTTTGGCTTCTAATCTCAATTTAGCTGCTGCTATTTCTTGATTAGTAATTTGTTCTTCTATTCTACCTGCTTCTTCTAAAAAACCAATTCTCTGCTCGGTGCTAAACTGTTCTTTGTCTATTGCTTGTTCTAAAAGTTCTGCACGTTTTCTGTCTGCTTCTGCTCTATCAACTATAAGTTTCCTTTCAGCTTTATCTGCTTTTGCTCTAGCATCTGCAAGTTCTCCTGCTAACTTTATCTCTTTTTTTGTTTCTTCTCCAAAGTTCTTAATACCCTCTGTAACTTCGCTTACATTAGTTTTAAGTTCCCCCCAAGCTGCCGAAGCACCTTTTAAATCTCCTTTGGCTAATTTAATTAGTGCTTTACCTGCTGCAAATATACCTTCTCCAAGATTAGCTATAATGTCTGTAACATTACCTACAACAACACCTATCTGTGTCATCAATCTTGTAAATCTATTTTGACCTTCTTCGGATGCAGTAAACGAAGTAGTTAAAGCACCAATAGCTAAAACAAGTAAACCAATACCTGTTGCTGCAATAGCTATTTTTAATGACCTAAAACCCTTTACAGCTGTACCTACTGACTTTGCAATACCTTTAAACCCTGATACTGCACCGCCTGTCATTTTATCTAGTGAGTTAGTAAGGTCATCAGTGCTTTCATTTACATCCTGTACACTTTCATCTATCTTGTCAATACCTTTTACAGCTTGTGTAGTATCTGCCTGTACTTGTATTACTATTTTTTCTGCCATTTCGCTTCTCTTTTAATTTTCTTACCTGCACCCATCAAACTATTAGGCAAATGATACTTACCTTTTGCTATACGGATGTTTTCTGTTTCTCCTTTTGCTAACTCTAATAAGTCAAGTATGTTCTTTATCATAAGTCGTTTATTAGTTCTATCTCACTAACACCTGTTAATAAGTTAGTAGATACGCTGTTTATCCTGTATGTGTTACCTGCTACTACAAACCTATCCCCCAAATCGTAATTAAGTAAGATACGCATAGGTAAATAAGCCTTTAGTTTAGTTAGTCTTTGCTTTGTGTTAAATACACTTACTATGTAGTTTTGATAAAACTCATTAAATAGGTTTTTAGTAAAGTCAGTTGCACCTGTATATTCACTAGCATCCGTACTAAAATGTAACTGAAAATCATTTGTGCTTGGGTCATCACTAACGCTATTAAAAGGTCTGTTAAATGTAGTTATTTGCACGTGGCTACTAGCTACACCATCTACATCAAGTGCATCAACAAAAGATATAGGTGTTGCAGTTTCTCTTACAGGATAAAATAATAGTGGGCTACCTAAATATGCGTTTTGGCTTTTATCTACGCTATAACCCCATTGTATTTCTTTTTGTCCTTCCGTACTTCCTGCTGTACTTGCATCTGTCAAACGTTCATAAAGTAAATGACCAAAGGGTACTTCTATTTTATATAGCTGACCTGCTAAATCATCACTATTGTCATTATAGTTAGTTTCTCCCCAAGACCTGTTTTGTAATTCACTAAACTTGTTTGCTAGAAATGACTTTGTATCTTTAAACTTAAATACCACTTCTTTGTACGGAAGTGCTACATCTACCTTACTTGTGTTTACATCTACAAACTCTGTTATGTCGTATGTTGTAGGGTTGGCAAAAAAGTCATCTAACGGTTGTACTTTTATTACACCATCTACTACAAAGGCTGTAAGGTTAAATAGTTTAAACAAGCCTGTAATAAATTCTAGTATTTTAATATCAGGCATTTGCTTCTGTATATTAAAGACAAAAACTGTTGATAAGGTATATGAGCCTGTTGCAATCTCATATGATACACTATCATAGTTCCAAGCAATCTTAATATCGGAGAATACTATTGCACTTGTAGAACTTACAATTAACTGATAAAACCCTGCTGCGTATGTCCAATCAGGATTTGAGCCTTTTGATGTTATGGTAAGGTTTCCTGTATTATTAGAACTAGAGTAAATTGTTTGCCCTGAAAAATCTTGTATAGTAACATCATAAGCATCAGTAGATGTTGTATAAAGTTCAAAATTAAAACTTGTTAGGTCAGTATCAGAAGCTGAATAAAGTGTAGATATTAGTGTGTTACTTGTTGTAACTTGGTCTTGAGTTTGGTTGCCAAAATCAATTATATTATCAGCTTTTGTTGTTTGTCCTGATAAATCCTCTACTGCACCACTTTTTCTGTGTAGCCATAAGAATAAATGGTCAAATTTTTCTATTGTAGTGTTTTTGAAAAAGTCAGTAGAAAATGACAAGTCAAATTGTGTTTCTATTGCTTCTATAATAGTGTTTACTCTTATAGCGTATTTTAATTGATTAAACTTCACTCCGTGGTCGTGCGAACCACCGCCTGAATAGTATTTCAAATTTCCATCATCTGCTTTTTCTTTACTTGGGTCGCTGTTATAAAACAACCTTTGCGTGTGTGTAATTAAAGGTACTATTATATTATTACTTAAACTTTCTTGCGCTTGTAGTTTAGATTTAATTGTAGCTGCATCATAATTCAAATCAAGTGATGATAGTGTGCTTAAATCAGATAACTTCTTTTCTCCTAGCTTGTCTTTTAGGTCTACAATATCTCCAAAAAATGTAATACGGTATGTGTGTGGTTTATTGTTTTTTAAGTCTACACCTTCTAGTTTTATCTTGCCTGTTCTAAAAGGTAAGTGGTTCAGTTCTATTTTAGCTGTTACTTTTTTACGTGCATCAAAACCACCTACTATGTCGAAGTTATAGTAATGCTTAAATATCTTGTTATTAGCTTTAGATGCAGGAATGCTAAAGGACTGACTAAACGCAGTAAACACCTTTTCAATATCTTTTACGTTTTGGATGCTGTCTGTTATTGTAACACTTTCATCCTTAAAAAGTTCTACCCTTTGGTCTGATATGTATAGCTGTATTACCTGCACTATCTTACATTGTTTATCTTGTCAAACGCATATTCAAACTCCATAGTGTACTGCACAAGCCTGTCATTTACTGATGTTTTCTTCTGTAATGATTTTGTTTTAGGTGCAATAGGATAAGTAGTACCATCCTTTGTAAGCCATATATGCTCACTTAATAATAGTTCTTCTAGTGCTAGGTTGTAATTGTCAGCAACAAATGGAGTGTTTAAGCTAATAGCTTCTTTAGCGTTTACGTTATATGTAGATACTTGATGTCTTGTTATGTCGTATGTTGCAGGGCTTGTATTTGTTACAAGGTTAGATTTATAGTTTTCAGAACTTGCATTTACTGTTTCTTGCTGCTTAAAAAAGAAGTATAACTCTTGTAGTGCGCCAAACTTATTAACAAAAGTAACCTTTGTAGAACCAAACTTTGTATCGCAAACTCTGTTGATTGTAAAAGTTACTAAAGGACTACCTATCTGCTTTATTGTGTCTGTTGTAGATATAGCTATTTTTCCTGTTGAATAATTTATAGGTATGTAACTAGCTGTATTGTCAGGCAAGTAAATATCTGTGTTTGTTTGTATAGCTTGACCTGTACTCCCTATTGTTGGGTTTATACCCTCGCTAAACTCTCCATATCCATCATAGCCTACGTCTGAAACAGGTGATAGTGCAGTTGCAGTACCTGTACCATTAAGCCCTGTGTATTGTGTTAGGGTTGTGCTTATAGCTATTGTAGATGATGGGTTAGATTGACTAAAAGAGTGTTCTATATAATCTCTTGCTATCTCTGATATATCAAACACCACCACATTGTTAATAGCGTTTTTTGTAATTGAGTATCTTAATGTACCATCAATACTAACCTCTATATTGGCAGATAACATACCAACAGCAGTAGTAGATTTATATTGTGGTGAACGTAGTAATAAGTTTGCCATAGTTATTTTCTTTCATATGATGATGATGATATAAACTCCTCTAAATCTAGTTTATATGCTTCTATTATTTCTTTTGGTAGTTTCTCGTATGCTTGTTCAAAACTTCTACTAAAGAAGTGTGTAGCTTTTATGCCTTTCTTTTTAATTGACTGTGCTATAATAAACCCTATGGTTTTGTATGTGCCTTTTGCAAACTTACCTTTATCTCTTAATCTAAATCCTTTCTTTTTAGCCCACTTACCAAAGATGCCTGTTGCAGCTTCTAGTCCTATAAGGTTAGAACTTGGCTTGTAGCTAAATGGTGTTTTCTTGTTTTCTATATAGTTAGACTTTGTACCTTTTACACCCCTGTCTACAAATTGACCATACTCATTCATTAGGAAGTGTATCACAAAAGAACTAGGAGTTGTGTCTAGCTTGTATTTAAGACTATTGTACAAGGACTTATTAACATTCATCTTACCCTTTGTAAGTCGTGTCCTAGATTGCTGTATAACCCTCTTGGCAAATTTCTCTAATATGTCCTCTGTATTGTCTAGCACAAGTTTTGGTCGTTAGGTATTTGTATGCTGATGTTACAACTCCATCCTGCTAGTTCATTCTCAAACCTATCATAGAAAGGCTCACAAGTAGGGTCACCTGTTAGTTGAAACATATCTCTATATAGTGTGCCTTGTCTTAAAACCCCTGTCAGTTTGTTTATTACAGCTAATTGAGTGTTTAGTATGTCTTGCTCGTTATTGTTTCCTACAAACAAATCTGTTGTACTTGACTTTGATGCATCTACAATGTCCATTGACAGTATAGATATTTGAAAGGTAAGTGTCTGCTCCTGCATAGTTACGTTGTTTACTATGATGTGTGTAAGCGGAAATATTGTTTGTTTGGATAAGTCTATCTCGGATAAATCTCCTGTTGTTACTGTATTAACACTACTGTTAGATAGTAACTCATTTTTAATCTTATCTAGTACAAGGTAAAACCCTCTTGGTGCTATGTTAGCCATTTCGTTTAATTCTTTTTGCTTCTAATTCGTTCTTCTCTTTCATAAACTCTAATGCATATAAACATTCGTGCATATTTAGTTTAGTGATATTTTCAAATCTTGTAATGTTTCCTTGAGCCAATCCGTATATTGATTGGTACCAACCCCACTTTGCTCCAAAGTTTGCTTCTGTTGATAAGTCATTCCCTCCTTGAGTGAATAGTCCATCATAACCTGACACAATTCGCTCCCTAAATTGTAAAAAAAAACAATAGAACCTAATACAACTCCTAAAGGCATATGCTTGTAGTGTAAGGCATCTTTAGCTTCATATGGCTCTATGTTATACAGTTTATCGTATTTGCCCTGTATGGGTCTGTAAAGGACTGCCATAGCCCTCTCTATGTTATCCCAATCACCCAAGTATGTATCAATGTCTATGTACTCACCAAAAGACATATCGTCTAGGTTAGGTATAAAGCCATATTTTTTACCGTCTAATTTAAACTCCCTTGTTAGTGCAGGAGTTTCATCAAACATCTTTGTAAGGGTTTCTACTATTCTTTGTATGTCAGCAGCTTTAATGTTTCTTACAACTGTGTCAGGCACTTGGCAAAAGATGCCCACCATTTTAAGTGCTACTTGGTTATCGGTTAAGCCTTCAGGTAGTTTTATATACTGTTGGTATTGACCAAGAGTAATCTCGTTAAGGCTTGTAGGTACGTTTAATTCATACTTCATATAAATATAACGTATATAAAGCAGGTTTTTAGGAATAAAAAAAAGGGCTATAAAAGCCCTCTATAAAATTCTTGTGTTCTGTGTAGTAATTCCCACACTTTATAGTCCTTGTCTTTAGGATGTCTAGCCTTTACGCTTATCCCTATGTCTGTGTGTATGTGGGTTATTATAACCCCTGTGTGTAGTTTATGTAGTTTCATATCTCCATTTGTTGTTCCCACAGTACAGGTGTCCACTCCTCAAAGGTTTCATTCCAATATACCTCTTGCATAGTTTCTCCTGTATCTCTAAAGTGTTTGTTTCCTATTTCTACTATCATAACCCCATCCATTTATCAGCTGATGCACACAAATATATAAAAGTTCCTGCTATTGCAAATGCACACAAGTAAATGATGCAGTCAAATATAAAGTTCTCTATCTTACGTTTCATAATGTTTGTTTTAAAGGGGGATTGCTCCCCCTGTTTGTTTTTAGTTATTATTTGACTAGAGGCTCAAAATTCTCTAGAGTTTCATTAACACTTTTGAGTTCTTTAGCATACCAGTCTTTGTAGTTTATA